TTGTTTCGCTTTAATATTTTTAGTAACTGCGTTAAATACGTCTTCGTCCACCGCATCTTCCTCTCCTATTTTCGGAGGCATTGGACGAGGAATATTATTTGGGAAAGTAAAATTACATGCTGCGCGAGAGAAAATACGATAAGACGACGCAATATCTTCTGCTTCTCCTTCCCCATTGTTTCCCTTCTTTCTCCGTTTTTTCGCGGCTTTCTCTTGCTCTCTCTCTTTATTACGGATTCTATAATAGACGGAAAATTGATGAGGACTCATTTCAACGAATACGTTATGGAAAGATTCGCCAGATTCGGCTTTTATAAAAGTTGGCAAGAGTTGTTCTTGTGCGGAACGGAAATAGGAAGTTAATCCTAGAATGCGACGTTTAAATGCATCGATTTGAACAACTTCTCCAGTATGGCTAATAAACATTTCATTAAACTGTTGCGAATTATCTGGAAGACATTTATATTTAGTGATTGTCGGTTTACTAACGGTTGCTGATGGCGAGAGAATAGATATAATGCGACGTTCGAATACTTGGTCGGTTATATTACCTGTTTGATCTAAAATAACACCATCATAATCTTCGAATGGACTACCGCCAGAATGTATGTCATAATTAACGATTTCTTTTTCTTTTCCAAGTTCTTCACTTTCTTCTTCAGAAATAGTGGTTTGATTTGTTTCGTGTTTATTGTCTTGTTTCCTTTTTGTTTTATTTTGAACGTTTGAAGTTTTTGAACCTTTTGATTTTTTAGAAATATTTGATTTTGGTTTTATCATCGATATCGAGATCGATATATTTTCTTTTCCCGAATGTTCTATAGAATCTATATTCTTATCTTTTCCTCCTCCTCCTCCTTTTCTCGAAAGGGTATTTACAAATCCAAATGGATTACGTGTTATTGTTAATTTATCACCGCTATATTCTACATAATCATACGTATTAAAATCGTTATCTGTAAATTTCTTTAAAATAATATCGCGGTTCATTTTTTCCGTTGTTTTTGTTTTTATCTGAAACTCCCATGTTTTAATATATCCTCTTAAAATATTGAAAAGAATGCCCGTTTCATATGAATAATTAATAATAGGCGTTCCGGTTAATAATACGATTCTAACGTCAATTGCAGATAATAGCCATTCATATAGTGTTCCTGCAATAGATCCTGAATTTGTTACTTTATTCGCAATTCGACTCACTAAATTATGAGCTTCATCAATAATAACTACCGAATGATTAAATGGATTATTCCCGTCTTCTCCTTGTAATTCTCTCATTTTTCGCCAATTTAACCCATTATAATTAATATCAATATATTTCGCACGTATCATCATATTTATTTGTTCGTCTAGACTCTTTTGGTCGCTCGATGTGAGAGATGTAAAGTTTGACTCTTTTGTGATATCTGTTAGCCATGCTCCGCCTTTCGATTTAATATATTCTGGAGAAATTGATAATGCTTGTGATAAAACGCTAACTTTTTGAGGTTGTCCATCGATTTGTATAAATTCCCAAAATTGATTTTTTCTATAAATATGGTCACCGCATTTCTTTAATTCGCTGAAAAAATTCATTTTAAGAGAAGCAGGTGTCATGATAACTACTCGTTTATTGGTTTTCATACCTTCCGCAATAGCAATCGACGAACATGTTTTACCTGATCCTAAACCATGATATAGGAGTAATCCACGATAAGGAGTATATAAATTTAAATAATCGCGAACTACTTCTTGATGTGTAAGAAGATCAATATCTTTTCCTTCTGTTCTAGTATCTTCACATGAAATATCGTTTGAATTTAAAGCTAACTTCTCTCGATAGGGGGCGAATATAGTTGATAGACGTTGAATAAATTGTTTACGGTTGTTCATATAGTATGGCGAAACCTTCATAATAATACGTTCTCGTTTTGGAAGGCGATCTTTAATAATCGTTTTTCCAATAAGTACTTTTTGAAATTCAGCCACACGTTCTTCTTCTTGTGGAAAGGTAATATCGGCGATTCTTTTTTTTCTAGTTGTTTTCTTTGTTGTTTTTTCACCAGGTTTCTCTTTTTCTATATCTTCCTCGCCCTCTCCCATATCTTCCTGTTCCTCTATATCTTCATCTTCCTCTATATATTCCTCTTCCTCTATATCTTCATCTCCCGTTTCTTCTTTCTCTAATCGTCGATTTTTCTCTTTATCCACATTATCTTTAAATTCGTTAAAATCTTCTGCAGATTTAATAGAATCCGACGGAGTCGGCGCTTGTGATATTAATTGTATTTCTGTTTTAGAAACGACTTTTAATTTCTCTAGAATCATCTCACGATTCATATGAGATAATTTACTTTTATCAGTTCCTTTAATAAAAACTATAAATTCTCTTTTTGTTGACGCTTCCTTATTTTCTTCTAATTGTTCCAAAATACTCATATATTATAATTGTATATATTATTGATATATGATTATCAATAATATAACTATTTTATTTTATTTTTTTAATATCTAAGAACTCTAATACGTATTTAACAACCGAATAGCAGAATCACATGCGATCTGTTCCGCCTTCTTCTTAATCTTATGAATCCCTTCTCCTAAAAATAAAAATATTTTACCATTTACAGACATAAATTGATGAATATCTTCATACGATTTAAAATTCGAGCAATTTACTGAATGTCGATGGGATAGTCCAAAAATAGGTTGTCCCAAACATAAATATACGCCCATATGATATCCCTGTTCTACATTATGTTCCTCAACCTCCATATAATGTGGGGTAACTTTAAACTGTTTCTGAATACGGACTTGTAGAATATTCTTGTAGTTATCGTCATTTTGGATTAAATTCATCCAATCTACATGTTTCTCAAATACCCGTTCTACGAAGATCTGTACCATTTGAAATCCGGGACCAGTTACAAATATATTCTCAAACCATTTATCGTCATCTTTTACGTTCATTTTATTAAAGTCTAAGAACATCGCACCAATAAAGGATTCAAAAAGACATCCTAGTTTCTTTAAATTCACGCGGGTTTGTTTCGTCTCTGCATTTTTTGAAAGAATAAACCATTTATGCAGTCCAATTTCCATAGATAGACGACCAATTGCCTCATTCTTTACTAGTGCAATCTTCTTTTCGGTCATAAATCCTTCATTTTCTTTAGGAAATCGACGATAGAGATAATATTTTGTAATACATTCTAAAACTCCATCTCCGATGAATTCTAATCTCTCATTCGATTTCGTATGAAGAGGTAGACAATTCTCGGGTTTAGGAACAATTGTTATATTATTTTGCTGATTTTCTATAATGGGTCGGCGAATATAAGACCGATGTACGAATGCCCGGCGATAAAGATGAAAATTCGTTATAGGCATATTAATTCCATAAGTTTTAAGAATCGATTCCACATCTTTTTGTTGGATTTCTTTATTTAGGGGATTATACGGGTCGAAAATATAGATTTCGCTACCACTAGAATCTCTCTCAATACGGATATCGTCTTCATTATATAATGGGGTTTGTGAATTCATGTTATTCTGGAAATAAAATGAAGTCTCGGAACTAAATAATAATGTATAATTCTGTTTATATCATTTTATAAAATAAGTTTTCATAAAGAATAAATCGAGTGATTTAGGAAAAAATATCTTTTATCATTATATACATATGGGTCTTTCTAATTCAGCTTCAAGAGCCAGAAACTACAGTTTAATCATTAATCAAAATCAGGGCGGTGGAGAGAAAAAAGCGGGATTTCCTTATATGGTCGGTCGTGGATGGCAGACATCGATTGCGTTTAATAATACAAACGTTGTTGCTGGAAAATGCTGCACATTAAATAGTTACCAGACAATGTTATTTACCTACAAGGTTAACGCTTCTCGTAATATTAACAGTGATGTTAGAATTCCTCTTCATTAACTTCATTTTTTAATTAATTTTTACACATATTTATCTATATTTATATATATATAAATATATGACAAGGCATATAACATTTAGGCGAAACCGATCAAACTATAATCGAAGAAACACGATGAAAAAAAGAAATACAAAATTGCTTAAAGGTGGATTTAATAGACACCATTTGAATGTTGCGTTTATAGTAATGGAAGCACTAGGAAAAGATAAAATCGTATTACTACCTAAAAAGAATGAAAAACGTTACGACATTGTTGTAGATGATAAAAAAAACATAAAGATTACAAATTCTAGAGGTCACGCTAGAATGAATGTATCTAAAAATACTTATATTAATATTAAAAATTTTAATATATATGTTGGATCAACTACCGATACTGAATTGATACTTATAGACGGTAATGATGACAATTTAAAAAATCTTAAAGAAATATATGATAAAATAATAGAACCAGAAAACGCGCTTATGATAATACAAGCGGCGGGAAGTGATGCTCTAATAACTAGAGATGAAGAAGAAAACTTAACTGGCCAAATAAACGAAATTGGTCATTTGCTAGAAAATTCACCTGCAAAATTACTAACGTCTTCATCTCCAAAACAGTCTAACGTAGTTATAGATGTTATAAAATTAATTCTAAATGTTTTACATCTTTTCTTTTTAATTATATTGAAACATATGAATAAAAAAAGACCTAAATCTAAATCTCCTGAAGCGATAACTGCTCTAGTGGTAAAAAAAACACCTAATTCTAAAACTCCTAAATCTAAATCTCCTAAATCTAAATCTCCTGAAGCGATAACTGCTCTAGTTGTAAGTAATAATAATAACTCTCCTGAGTCTGATTATGAAGATTCATTTAATACAATATTAAAAGATATCACTGAATTTCCTACTTATACTGATAATGGATCAAATGAAGCACCTACTATTAAAACTCACACCCCATGGAAATGTGTTACTCCATACTCAATTAGCAATAAAGATATACAAGGTAGGTTAAGATCTTGTAGTAATGCCCATGATGCAAATCCTGATTCTAGGTTTGAAAATGAAATATATACGAATCGACAACAATGTATAGAAAAATGTAGCTACTAAATAATTCAATGTAATATATAACAACCTACATTGAGATTGTTATCCCCACATTTCGCGCATCTCTCCATACGTCATCGGTCGTCCAACGGTTTCTTTGAAACGGTTTGATCCATCACTCATAAATGAGGTAAGCGTACTGATATCTTCCGTTTTACCGGTTATAAAGTGTTTGGCTACTTTTTCACCTTCTTCTTCTAATTGCTTCATGATTCGATGATATTTTTCAAAGTCTGTCTCTTTTATAGATTCAGTATCTCCAATAATTGTGTTTTCATGAATAGGATTTACGCTCATAACTAATAATATATATATTATAATTTATTTATATATATATATATATATTATCTTATAATTAGAACAATTGTAAATTTTCTAATAAATAATAGTTCAAATATCTAAAATATAAATCATAAACCATATGAATCTAATTATAGTTCTATATAAGTATGAATATTATTTTTGATGAACGAGAAACCAGCCTTTTTGAATCTTCAAAGAATCTCTCGAATATCTCGAACAACAATTTCCAACATTTAAACATTTCTAAAAAAGTCCTTCCACTAGGAGATATTTTAATTACAAATCGAGAGAATAAAGAACTCGTATTAATCGAGAGAAAATCCGTCGCAGATTTGTTAGCCTCGATTAAAGACGGCAGATATGAAGAGCAGAGTCACCGACTCATTCATGCATCAGGAATAAATCGCCATAATATTATTTATATCATTGAAGGTGGGTTCTCGTTTCTAAAACCCGCCGATAAACGTACGGTTTACTCTGCATTAACATCTCTCAATTTATTCAAAGGATTTTCGATTTATCATACGATTTCGATTCAAGAAACCGCTGAATGGATTCTATTTATGACGGATAAAATAGGGAGAGATTTCGAGAAAGGAAAACATTTCTGTAGTGCGTCCATCCACGAAGAATTAGCGGTTCCAGAATCCTATAGCGGAATGGTTCAAAAAGTAAAACAACAGAATATTACTCCTGAAAATATCGGCGAAATCTTATTATGTCAGATACCTGGAATTAGTTCTGTAAACGCAAAGGCGATTCTACAGAGGTTTGAAGGATCGTTTCTTAAACTAATTCTCTCGATACAGAACTCAGCGGAATCAGAAGATATTTTCAAGGGGATAGTTTTAGAAAAAGATGGAAAGATTCGTAAGATTTCAAAAGTATGTTATGAAAATATTGTAAAGTTTTTGAGAGAATCTAAAGAAAAAATAGAATAAAGACAACATTTCTATTATTATATTCTTTCCATTCTCTCGAAAATGTCAAAGAAAATTTCCGCGATTGCCGTATTTGATAAAAAACCGATTCTTGGAACTGTACGATTTACTGAAGATACTAAAAATGATAATATAATTATAGATATTCGATTACAAGGTCTTAAACCTGGACTACATGGATTTCATGTACATGAATATGGAGATATGAGCGATAAGTGTGAAAGTATGTGCGCGCATTTCAATCCCTAT